CACCCCTCTCTGCCAGTGTCTTGGCAAAGGCCCCGGCCATAACGATCTCTTTGTCGCTGTCTATATTGCCAAATACCGAAGCATAGCCCGTTACTATGCCTGTTTTCTCATCGGCATCCTTGATCTCATAATTACTCTTTACCTGAAATTTCATCGTATCATATTTTATTGTTAATCAACATTATAAACTACCGTACATCTACAATTCACTATCTCTTCCGGAGCCCCTGCCGGATCTCCGGGATATTGTAAGCCTGGAGCATATTCATAATCCATCTTCATATCTCCCAGCGACTCATAGAACAGATGCGAATCCCTCGTTTCTCCCAGGCCCGAGGTTAACCATCCTTTCTCTATATCCATCCCTGTCTCCTTTGCCCCTTCAAAGCTCCCGGTATTGCTGGCTCCTATCATCTCCGTCCTTGCTATGCGTTCTGCCTGGTACTTGTTTATCTCTGTCAGTGTGTCTGTCAGGTTTTTACGCATGGCCCTTTGTACCTCCGGAACTCCTATCCCTCTCTCCATTCCTTCTTCCAGAAGCTGGTCTATCACATTATTTACCGCTACTGCCTGGCTGTCAAGTATCTCTCCTGTCATTGCAGCGGTACGCTCCCTGGAATATAGCCTGTAGTGATCCTCCCAGAAGTCGTAACTTGTTTCCTGCTTCTTTGGAATCCGCTCAATTCTTTTGATCATATCGACTGCAAATAATGCCCCTGCCTTGATCCATATCCCGGATATGTATTCTGACATTGCTTCCGGTTTCAATAAACCCCGCACCCTGATTTTAAGGGATTCAGGTTCTATGTCGGAGGCTATATCAATAATCGGTTGTTGTGTTGCCAGGAGCACCCTCTGGCCCAGCTTCCAGTAAAATCTTGTCAATGAACGTCTCTTGATTTCGTCAGTTAATATCCGCATGACGATAATCCTTTATCCTTAAAGCCTTTAATACCCCTTCTGTCAGTTTCATCCCCGGCATTAATCCTAATTCTTCCAAAGGAACACTGCCTGCAGATTCATAAACCTTATCCATGTTAGGATCATTCATCCTGTCAGCCCCGGCAGCTTCTCTTATCTCATTTTTCGTGAAGCTCTTCGACAGCACCATCCAGGCTATCAGCTCTACCTTGTTTGTCTGCAGGGCATCTACTTCGGAATAGTCGGCCCGTAGCTCCTGTCCCTCTTCTTTGAATTGGGGAGCCAGCCACCTGGTCAGCTTGCTCATATAAGCATCCACGGATGGCTTTATGGCATCATTCCATAGTGCTGATTTTGCTTCTTTGTAATTTGCATAGGTCTTATCCGTGGATCCGGACATCAGCATGGCCGGTACGTTGTAAGCATCACATATCTTCCCCCCGAAGGCTCCCATCGCTCTTAAGATATTCATCTCGACGACGGTCATCCCGAAATTACTCCACTTATGATCCTTGTCCGTGATTACTATGGACCCCTGTTTCTTTGCCCCGGTATATTCTTTCCGGTACTGGTTTTTTACCGAGCTCAGGAAGGTCTTACTCATCCGCTCTACCTTGCCATCCTCTCCTAACATGGACAGTATCCCGAAGGCCCCGTGATGCTGAAAGGCAGCGACGAGGGCATCATAACTGGATCCTGATCCGGTGACGGATTTTAATATTGGCCTTAGCCGGGACATCCCTCTGAGGTGTCCGCCTCCCTGGTAGTCATAGTCCGGATTGAACTCTTTCCAATGCATTACCTGATCGACTTCGTAATCCATCACGTTGCCAGACATCAGGAATTTGTAACCCTGGACCGGGTTAAGGTAAGTTCCCGTGACTATTTCCATCCATTGAGGGGGGAGTACGTCGAGTCTTATCGGAAGCCTGGCATTGAGGCCGTTATCTACTTTCTCGTAAGAATTAAAGCAATTTCCAAAGATGAGGTAAAAGGTCAAGGAAGCCTCGATAAACTCTGACCTGTTCATCCAGGGATTCGGTTTATTGAGCAGCTGTATCATCCTGCCCTGTTCATTTATCTCTCCATTTTTGTCATACTGGAATACTGGAAGTGTGGATCCCGGCTCTGTGATCTTATTTATCACTGTGAAAACATCACCATTCCTGGTGTATCCGCCCAGGTATGTATTCGAACTCGTATCCGGGTATATAGCCGAGGATGCCAGCTGTCGCATAACATATTCATCGAGCCTGTTTGCCGGTGTGATCTTCAACGGAGCGAACCTTTGCATTATGCTTGTCAGCAATCCCATGCTTTATGCTTTTAGCGGTTTTTGCCTGAAATACTTATCAATAACCAATTTGGCTGTTTCGGGATTTCCCCAGGCCCATTCTGCAAACGGTGTTAGTACCTTCCGGAGCTGATCCTCTGCTTGCTTTATCTCTGTTTTGTTTTCTTTCTTTGTTGCCATATCTGTAAATTTTAAACCACGTTGCCTTCATCAATTCTCGATCCTTCCATTAGCTCTGTTACTGCCCATACTAAAGCATCTACCCGATTCGGGGACTTACCTAATCCAGGGACCCAGCTTAACATCTCATTTTCGAGCTTATATAATCCTTTAGCATGAAATATCCGTCCCTGCTCGTATAATGCCACTATTGGCTCGGCCCTTACCTCTTTGCTTCGGGATGCAACAACTTCTCTTATTCTTACCCCTCGACTTATGTTTAAAATATTGGACTTAACCATATCACCTCCGAAATTGCGCTCCACGACCACAGTATTGGCTTTTAGAGATTCGTATTCATTAACAACTATTGTTCCCCATTGTAGCGGGGTGTAGCCACCTGTGCGATCATTAAGAATATAAATACTATCATTGCCAGACAGCCCTGCAGCTATTATCCCAACTTCATCACCATCTTTTGATCCCGAAGGGTCAACGCCTATCACTATATTTTTTAGATCGGGGATTTCAGAATGGCGGATCATATCAGCCGTCCATATCACCCCGGAGATACCGTCAACAAAATGGCCATATACCTCCTGCTCAACCATCCCCGGCGACATACGACCTATTTCAGTTTCAAGCTCTTTTATTTCTTCGGGAGGCAATAAGGGATTATCATAACTGGAAAATTCAAGAAGATTATATCCAGGGACTTTGTTCTTTGCTGCTTTATAGATTGTATAAAATGGGTGTTCATTATTATTCTTATCAAGTTTCCCTTTTGGTACTCCGGCAGCAATCAATATACTATCCTTTGAATCCATAAGCATCGGAAGTACAGCATTGGTATAGAGATATTTATTTTTAAGAATAATTCCTGCTTCATTCAAAAAAATAACATCATAACTAAAACCCTCCCAGTTTTCAGGGCGGTCAGCACTACGAAAGTCTATATAGCCGTTTTCAATGATTAATTGTTTGCTTTGTCGCTGGTAGTTATATGATATATTGGCCTGTTTAAGGGACGGAAGAAAATAACGATCAAAATACCTGTCAATGTTTGAATGAATGGTATCACCCCAAAGAAGTTTCTTCCCTTCAAGAGCCCATTCGATAAAAGCATGTACGGCCCCACGTGTAGCACCAAACCGCCTTCCTTTCGTTACAACCTGGTATTTCGTACCGGGAGGGATATCAAAAAACATCTCCATCTGGCAGGGCGTGTATGTCAGCTCAATTTGTGTGCTTACCATTTATTACCCTTCGTGTTATTATAATTTCACCTTTAATCTCTTTCTCTTTATATTCCATTGCTAACCGCTTCCGCTCATCATCAGTACATATCAGCTTCATTAATGCCATTTGCAGGGTAGCATTATCTGAACCCTCCCATTTCTTGCGGAGCTTTAACTTTACTGTAATGCGATTTTCTTCGAGCAGGTCTTTTAAGTTCTCCGATTTCTCCAATTTTAAGTTATAAAACGTCGAAGAACTACATGGCAAAAAGGCAATAACATCTTCCAGAAAAAATAGGTTATGAGCTTTTATAGCTGCTATGGCCTTCTTCTTTAAATCTTCTGTCTTGTATGCCATGCTGTATATATTCGGACTTAAATCATCCGGTTTTTTTAAAATTTAGATACGCAAATTTCCCATGAAGTCTCTTTGCTGCTTCATCATAAGCACGGGCAGCTTCTTCTTCAGTTTTATATGTCCCTAAATGAATGATTTTCCCGTTTTGAGTTATATGAGATTGAAAGCGATCAGGGCGTTTTTGAAATACACCCTTATACTTTGAAGTAGAATCTTTATGAGATTTTTGGTTCTTTGAATTTTGACAATGAGAACAATTTCGAAGGTTATATCTCTGGTTATTTAAAGTATTATGATCGACATGATCAACTTCTAAATGGATGGGGGTGTTCATAATCACCCTATGCATTCCAACTAAAACCCTTTTATTGTTAATCCAAATGTTCCTTTTTGCATAAAATTTCCCTCTTGCCTTGTGTGCCAACCATTTCCATTGATTAAGCCATTCAT